AAAACCTGCTGCAGCTATCTTTACTGCAAAGAAAACCGATAGCGACTTAAGTCCAAAAGGTGTTATATGTCGAGAGTCACGAGACTCAGATGCAAATCCACAATCAACGGCTATCATTGTTGGCGTTGATGTAACCGGTTCAATGGGAATGATTGCTGAATACTTTGTCAAAACTGGACTTGGTATTCTGTTCAATGAAATACTTGATAGAAAACCGGTGACTGATCCACATTTGATGGTCATGGCAATTGGTGATGCAAACTGCGATAATGCTCCACTTCAAGTAAGTCAGTTCGAAGCCGATACTAAGATCGGGAACTGGGTTGAAAAGATCTTTGTTGAAGGTAACGGTGGTGGAAATGACAGTGAGTCTTATCACTTTCCTCTTTACTTTGCTGCTAATCACACCTCAATTGACTGCTTTGAAAAACGTGGAAAGAAAGGCTACATCTTTACTATTGGTGACGAGTTTGTTCCACCTGTATTGACGAAAGAACAAATCAGCCGCTTTTGTGGTGATGAAGTAAGTAGAGGTTATACTTACGAAGAACTACTTGAAAGTGTTGAACGTATGTATGATGTCTTTCATATCATTGTTGCTGAAGGAAATTGTGCAAGACGTCAATTAGATGCAGTGAAAGCAAAATGGCAAGAAGTATTGGGCCAACGTGCAATTGTATTGACTGACTATAAGTCATTGTCTGAAGTCATTGTATCATTGATACAAGTCAATGAAGGTGCTGATAGAGATACTGTTGTGGCTTCTTGGAGTGGTACGACTGCAATGGCAGTAAGTACTGCAACACAAGATATGGTATCGGGTTCAAAAGATGTTGGTACTAGTGTTGCAAAAGTAGTCATGTTCTAGAGGTGATAAGATGAGAATGAAGAAGATATACGCAGTAGTAGGTTCAAATTACGGTGATGAAGGTAAGGGGTTGATGGTTGATTACCTTGCGTCAGAGTCTTCTTTCCCACTTGTTATCAGGTTCAATGGAGGAGCACAAGCAGGGCATACCGTTCAAACACCTGAAGGAGAAAGACATGTCTTTTCTCACTTTGGCTCTGGAACTTTTGTTGGTGCTCCTACTTTCTTGAGCAGGTATTTCATTTGCAATCCTCTCCTGTTTAGACGAGAATATGATGAACTAAATCTAAAATGTGACAAACTTCACATTTTCATCGATAACAAGTGTATTGTTACAACACCTTTTGATATAATGTACAATCAATTGATAGAGTTATCAAGCAATGACACTCGTCACGGTTCTGTTGGAGTTGGAATAAATGCTACATTGAAACGAACTTTCAATGTTATTACAGTAGATGATTTAGCAAACTTACCAATAAAAGAACTTATTATCAAATTGGTTGATATTGCTAAGTATTATATTGCAAATCTTCCAGAACCGAAAACTGATTTAGAAATCGAAATACATAATGCTTTTTCAAATTACATGGGTATTATTCAATCATTTATTTCAGACTGTAATTTTTTTGTAAAATACACAAATTTGAAATTACCAAACTTTGATGAATATGATACAATTGTTTTTGAAGGTGCTCAAGGGTTATTGTTGGATGAAGAGTATGGAACTATGCCATATTGCACTCCAACTCCATGTGGAATGAAGAATGTTGAACAACTTATTCATGCTTATAAGTTATATGAATATGCTGATATTGAAGTCATTTACATGACACGTTGGTATATGACACGACACGGTGCTGGTCCTTTAGAGAATGAAGAACCTCTTCCAGAATGGGTCAAAGATGAGACTAACAAACCTCATATGTTTCAGGGAGCTTTACGTTATGCTCCACTAAAAGACATGAGGTCATTGATAGGAAGAATTAGTACAGATGTATTGACTTACTACACAAGTCTAACTCATGCAAGTGTTTCAATGAAGTTAGGAGTAACCTGTTTAGACCAAGGACAACCAAATCTAGATGATAATGACTTTTTACCACTAATTGACTATACAAGTTATGGTCCAACTAGACAAACAATGATAAGGATAAAGTAATGAATAACGAACAACACGACATACATGATGGGCAATTTACATTTTTCTATGATGGTCCGTTCAGTCAATGGTATCATTCCGAATTTACGATTGATAAAGGAAACAAAATTGGAGCTTATGACTATGGTGTAATCACTTTTGTCACAGCTGAACAGTATATGATGTTCAAAAAAGCTGCCCTGTTTGAAGACCATGGAACTGCTACACTCATCTTGCAAGCTATTCATCCACGAGACCAAAAGAGACTTGGTCGGGGAGTTATGAACTTTGACAAAGATGTGTGGGAACAAGAATGTGGTAAGATAGTGTATGATGGCAATTATGCTAAGTTTACACAGAACCCAAACTTGTATCGCGAACTGATGGCAACAGGGAACACTATTCTGGTTGAAGCTTCTCCATATGACACTATTTGGGGTATTGGATTGAGTGAAGAAGTTGCACGAGTAACTCCGGTAAAAGACTGGAAAGGTACGAACTGGTTGGGTGAAGTGTTGACTTGTGTTCGCGATGACTTGAAGGCAGAAGCAAGAAACCGTTTACAATCAGTCGGAATTGAGTTATAATGTATTCTACAAATTGAAGTGATAGACATTTCAGTATTTTCAAACTATATTAGGGGATTCCTATTATGCTAAGCCACTTATTACCAATCAACCCCATTCTTATGATGGACGGATATAAGTCCAACCATTATCTCGAAATGCCTGATAACATAGAACAGCAATATGTTGTTTGTGTTCCTCGTAAAGCATCAAAGTATTCAAATGAAATCGTTGCCGCCGGTCAATCATTACTCGCTTCTTTTTTAGCATCAGTTCGTATTACACCTGAAATGATTGATGAAGCTGAAGTTGAAATCACTGAACAAGGCTACAACTTCAATCGTGCTGGATGGGAACATATTGTTCAAGTATATGATGGTAAACTTCCACTTGAAATGTACGGCGTAGAAGAAGGTCGAGTAGTTAGTCCTCAAACTCCACTAGTTGGTTTCTTGAATGTCGGTGGTATTGAAGTATCTTGGTTACCAACTTACATTGAAACTTTTGCACAAGGTGTCGTGTGGAAGATGAGTACTGTTGCTTCAATTTGTCGTCATGTTCGTAAAACTCTTGAAAAGTACTGTGATATCACTGGTACTGATAAAGCATTAGTCAATTACATGTTGCATAACTTTGGTGACCGTGGAGCTGATAGCCCTAATGAAGCGGCTGTGATTGCCGGTATTTCCCATGCTATGTTGTTTGATGGTTCTGATTGTACCCGTGCTAATCGTTACATCAAAAGGTTGTATAACACTTCTAAAGCGACAACTACTTCTATCGAAGCAACCGAGCACTCTGTTATGTGTATGCATTCTGATGCATCTAAACGTGACGATTGGGGTGCTGCCGTTATGTTAGTAGATAGACTTTATGCTCGTGTCAAAAGTTGGAAAGAAGATGGGATTGGTATCCCAGTCATTTCTGGTGTTATTGATACTTACGATAGCAAAAGGTTTGTCCGTGATTACTTGGGTGGCGATATCCTACGTCCCAAAATCATGGCATCAGGTGGTAAATTAGTATGTCGTCCTGATAGTGGTGACCCTCAAGTTGAACCTGGAGAAATCGGTGAAATCCTTGCTGAAAAGTTTGGGTCTGAAACCAATGAAAAAGGTTATCGTGTATTAGCTCCTTGTGTTGGCGTTATCCAAGGTGATGGCATTCGGGTTGATACCTTTGAAGGAGTTGTCAAAAGTTGGGTGGATCAAAAGTTTGCCATGGATAGCTTCTGCTTGGGTATGGGTTCTGGGGTGACACATGATGGTGCTCGAGACGACTTTAGTTTCAGCATGAAAGCTATAGCTAAAAGAACTACTCATGGTGGTTGGGAAAAATTGGTCAAAGAACCAATTACTGATATTGGCAAAAAGTCACTTTCAGGATTAGTCTTCTGCCAAGAAAAAGAAGATGGGGCATTGGAAGTTATCAATGCTTTAGACACAGGTGAAATCTTCAAGCTACACGCTGATAATCCTGGATGGAGAAGATGGTATGCTGTTGGGTACCGTGAATGGAGACAAACATTTACTGACGTTCAACGTCGGGCAAGATCATAAATCAACATAACATAAAAAGGTATAACTAAGATGAACGAAAATCAAATCGAACAAAAACCATCACATAACTTGATCAAATACCGGTACCTTCGGTCTCAGGATTTCTTTCCGGGTGCTGAAGGTCAGTATGCAAAGTTAGCTATTACAATTGCAACAGAACTTGAAACGACTGAAGACGGTTTTACTTTCTGTAATTGGGCAGTTGCATTCAAAGCTCCAAGTGATCAGTTCAACAAAGCAGAAGCTCGTAACGCTGCTAATGACAATGTTCGTGACCCGCTCAAATCAGGTTTCTTGCCACTTGGATATAGATACGACCATAATGAAATCGTTGGCAAAATCTTGATGACATTGCTTATCAATGATGTGGTTCTTACTAAACATTACTATGCTTTCATTCGTTCTTTACTTCAAGAACATGACGGGTTCAATGCATTCTTTAGGTAATACATAAATAGTAGAACTATATTCATTCAAATAAAGGTTCTACATGTTTTTTATCATACTTACACTGCTATCGGCTCTATTACTTGAAGGAATAGGAACGATAGTATCTGTTATTAAAATTAAGGCTTCATTATGAAAAGATTAACTAATGAAGAAGTAATTTGTCGTTTTATTAAAATTCACGGTACTGAACTTTATGATTATAGTAAAGTTCAGTATCGTTCAAAAGGAGAAAAAATTACAGTTATTTGTAAAAAACATAATTTAGAATTTATTATTAGTCCAGATTGTCATTGGCGTGGTCAATCTGGATGTTTTTTATGTTCTAAAGAAAAACGAATTAATACAAATTTAGAAAAATATGGTGTTGAAAATCCTTTTCAGTCAAGCATTTGTAAAGAAAAATCAAAAAACACAAATTTAAAAAAGTATGGTGTTTTACATCCAATGCAAAACGATGAAATTAAAGAAAGACTTAAACAATCATTTTTAATAAATTATGGAACTGAAAATCCTCAGCAAAATGAACAGGTTAGAATTAAAACTAAAAAAACTTGTTTGTCTAAATATGGATGTGAATTTCCATTACAAAATTCTACAATTTTAGATAAAGTTAAAACTACAAATTTAGAAAAATATGGTGTTGAAAATCAATTTCAACGAGAAGATGTTAAAGAAAATATAAAATTGAATAATTTACAGACATATGGTGTTAGTAGTCAATTATACGATTTACATTTTAAGAGAAGAACCATGTTTATAAAATATGGAGTTTTTAATCCAATGCAATACAAATTATTTTTTAATAAAGCATTAAAAACTTCAGCTAAACGAAAAGAATTTCTATTACCATCTGGAAAAATGATTTTTCTACAAGGATATGAGCCGCAAGTTTTAAAACATCTTCTTAAATCTGAATTTACTGAAAATGATTTTGATTTTGATAATATACCAACTATATCATATAATAATAAAAAATACCATCCAGATTTTTTTATAAAATCTGAAAATTTAATAATTGAAGTTAAAAGTTGGTATACCTATAAAAAGACGTTAAAAATAAATCTCCAGAAAAAGAACGCGACCATAAATGCTGGATACAATTTTAAGTTTTATATCTGGGATGATGTGAGTAGTCAATTAACTATTTTATAAGGGAGTTTATGATGATACTTATTTTGCTATCATTTTTATCAGCTTTACTATTAGAAAGCTTAGGAACAGTAATTTCAATTTGGGGGCTTATTCAACTATTCGGTTATACTGAACTAATAGTTGCATTAGCCATTGCTTTTGATATTGCTAAAGTCACATCTGTTACAGTTCTCTATCGAGAATGGGGGAAGATGTCAAAGTTATTACGAACTTATTTGACAGCAGCTTCTTTTGTATTGATGACTATCACAAGTATGGGTGCAGCAAGTTATCTAAGCACAAACTTTCAAAAGAGTTCATTACCAGTCAAGACTTTAGAAGTCAAAGTCAAGTCTCTATCTGAAGAAAAGACTAAACTTGAAGCTCGGAAGAAAGAGATAGATACTCAAATAGCTAACTTACCTGCTGACTATGTCAAAGGACGAACTAAACTTTTGAACAACTTCAAGTCTGAGATTGAACGTATCAACGATAGGATAGTTCAACTCGATATAGAAGTTCCAAAGGTACAAACTGAAATGATTGATGCTACTTCTCATGCGGGTCCGATTATGTATCTTGCTACTGCGTTGAAATCAACACCTGAAGCCGCAATGGGATGGTTGATTGGCCTAATGATATTTGTCTTTGACCCACTTGCAGTTGCATTGATTTTAGCTGGGAACTATTTGGTCTTTGAACGAAATAAGTCCCGATTTCCGCAAATTGCTTCTATAGAAGACACATCTTCTCCAGTATCAGACATTATTCCACCTCCTACCCTAGAACAACTTGTAGAAGACATCCCGTTAGATAAAGAACTTCCTTCTGGATTTGAACTTTATCCAGAAGATTATGAGTTAGAACTTGAACCTTTAGAGACACGAGATGAAGATAACGGAGGAGGTGGAGGTTCAATGATGGGTGATATACCTCACATAGACGAAGAAACTTCTCCTTATGACCCTGATGCTAACTTCTATCCTTACTTTTCACCTGCAATGGTTGAACAAGCCAAAAGTGTTGCAATGGAGATCAAGCCTGAACAACCAGTTGAACAATCATCACTAACTTACATCAATGACAATGGACAACAAGTTAGCTTTTTTGATGGGCAAGTTCCAAGTTCACATTTGAAAGAATATAGTTTATAATACATACAACAAACATTTACAGAGGAAACATATGGCGACGGCGACAAGTGGCAAAAATAAGTTATGGGTTACTAAGTATCGTCCTCAGCATATTGAGGACATTATCTTTCAAAGTGATGCTCATCGTTCTTTCTTTCATGAAATTGCTGAAGGTAAAAGACAACTTCCTAACCTATTGTTGAGCGGAGTTCAAGGAACAGGTAAGACAACTATTTCATTAGCTCTAATGAAAGACTTGAATATCAACCCGTTAGATGTTTTACTTGTCAAATGTTCTGATGAAACCGGTGTTGATAATCTTCGTGATAATGTTGGTCGATTTGCAGAAACTATGCCACTGGGTGATATCAAAATTGTGCGAATGGAAGAAGCTGATTACTTATCACAAAACGCACAAGCAGTTTTGAGACATATTATCGAAGATAATGCTGATACTTGTAGGTTTATCTTTACATGTAATTATGCAAATAAGATAATGCCAGCTCTCAAATCTCGTCTTCAACAATTTGAATTCAAAGCACCTAATCAAGAAGATGTCATTATCAAAATGGCCGATATGTTAGAACAAGAAGGAGTATCGTTAGAAGCTGAAGAAACTATTATAGCACTCGAAAAGATTGTAGCAGCAACTTATCCTGACATTCGTTCAACAATTCAAACTCTTCAACAATCAGTATCAGATGGAAAGCTATCTTGGAATGTATCATCGCAAAGTAATGGTTCTAATGATTACAAGTTTCAACTAATTGACCTGATTGATAAAGGGGATTTTGATGCTGCTCGAAAAGTAGTATGTACTAATGCACTTCGTGAAGAATATGAAGGATTATACCAGTTTCTATACCAAAACATTTCCAAAGTTCCAAAGTTCAAATCCGATATTGAAACACAAAAGAGAGCAATTGTATTGATTGCAGAATACTTGCATAAACATGCATTTACCGCATTTCCTGATATTACTATGGATGCTCTCTTTATCAATCTAAGTTTATTATGAAGAAAGAAACTGTAAAGAAAAGTGAGTTCAAGTTAGATATCTTTGCACTTATTTCCAGGCTCAATAAGTCTGAACTTGATTTGTGGAATACTTTATCTGAAGAAGAACGTAAAGCTTTCTCCACATACATTGTAACACGGTGGATGTCAGGTACTAAAGACCAACTTCAAATCATTTTACTTGATGAGTTTGTCAATTCTGCTTTATTCAATTTGGGAACTAAACAAGGGTTTCAACTTGACCATAATGAACTGTTATGCAAGCTTCTTGCATGTTGCGGAATGAATGACAGTCGTCGATTTACTTGGGTTGCGGAGAGTAAGAAAGGTTCAAATAAACCACTTACTCTCGAAATAGTCAAAGAGTATTATGGCTTTACTACTCGTGAAGCAAAATCACAAATTCCTTTACTTTCAGGTGAAGATGTGATACAATTAGCTGAAGAACTTGGTTATCAAGTCGATGAAATCAAACTAGTGAAAAAAGAGGTAGGTATCAAATGAGTTGTTATGCAGCTGAAATCGCAGTAGGATTAGTGGCTCTTGGAGCTGGAGTAATCATTTGTTATCAGATGTTATCTTCAAATAGAAAGGTATCTTCATCTTACGGCGATAAAGATATGCAACGTGCAATGTCAAGACGTGTCTTTTGCAAGAAGGTACTATCAACGATTGACTTGACTAAGAAGAATGACACCTGAAGATCTTTTTTCGTTATACCTAATTGCATCGTGTTTTGTGATTTTGTATCTATGTTTTGACTATTTCATAAAGAGTAAGTAAAGATGAATGCTGCCCAACGAAGAACTATTGCCCGTCGTTACTTCAGTGTTGCTTCTCAAGAACTGAATGGTAAGCTCTGGGATACTGACATGGATTTACACGAAGAGAGTACTTGGGCTTATTGTCGATTTTTGTCTAAGAGAAAGTCAATTGTCTATATCATGGCAATTTACACTGGTGCTCAAGTTTATCATGATATCATGTTTGATCGTGCATATGATGATGTTGTAAAAGATATGGACTCAGAGACTGGACAAGCAGTCGAAATCATGGCAAAGGTCAAAGCTCGTATGCAAGACATGGTCATGAATGAACCTGCTCCATCAATATGGGAAGAGATAAAAACCCAACCTCATTGTACTAAACATCGTTTTGGACAACAAAGTCTATATGCAGTAGTAAATGTCCCTATCATTACTGAAGAAGTTGTCACTAACCTTGTATCAGAATTCCTAAGTGATAAACATCAAGAAGAATGCTATTACAGGGTTCGTACAATAGAATTTGACAAGCAAACCATGATACAATATCTTGATCCTTTCAAACTAATTAGAGACTCATGAACCTTATCGTTATGGATGCAAATGCTCTAAAGAACAAAGCTGCTAATAGACGTGCAACATCTGGTAATGCTACACCAAGATTAGCTGGTTGGAAATGTACGTATTGTGGGCATGTATTTGTCCGTGAGAAATCTTTCCTGTCTCATATATGTAAAGGCAAAAGACGACTTGATACGATGAAAACTCCTATTGGTCAATCAGCGTTTGCTTGCTATAATGATTGGATGAAGCTGAGGAGGTTCTCGACACAGTCGCCTGATACGTTTATGTCATCTAAATACTTCATTAGCTTTGTGAAGTTTGCAGAACTATGTGTTAAGATTGAACTTGACCCTAAAGTGTTCATAGCATTTATTGTCAAGTATCATCCTGACATTGGACCACCTCTCTGGTGTAATGATGCAGTATATGCATTATGGCTAAAGCATTATGATGGAAAGCATGACCCATGGGAACAACTTGTTCAATCTCAAGAGTATCTTGAACATCAAGCAGAAGTGTTAGGATGTGAGTTTAGTGAAGTACTTTCTAAGTTAGGGTTTCCTGTGGTTCTTGAAGCATTTAGGAAGAAGAAGCTTTCTCCGTGGTTCTTGTATGTAAGTAATCATGGTCGCAAGTTTTTGCATCATTTACTATCAACTAATCCTGATGATTATCACTTATTTGAACAAGTCATCAATGCAGCTACATGGGCACAACGTTTTACGGAAAACCGTGAGTTGATTGCTGAAATGGAAAAAGTCATCAATGAATAACACTTCATACTTTGGAGATGTTGATATTGACTTACCATCTAACTTCAAACCGTTATCTCTATTCCCGCTTTGGACACGAGCAAGTACGGTTCTAAATGAGCAACTAAAGGTTCATCCCTGTGGTGTCTATCCACAGGTTATTCCTATTGACCCACTTACAAACATGGCGGCCGTTCCATATGAAGCTGCTGATGAACTTGGGTATTTCAAGCTTGACTTCTTACATTTATCAGTCTATGATAAGTTTGAGACACGGGATGAAATTGAAGAACTTTTGACTATTGAACCAGATTGGAACTTATTGCTAATCCCATCTAATTGGCCTAAGCTATTTCAGATGAGTAAGCATGGTGATTTGTTGCAGCGACTACGACCTCGTTCAATTGAAGATGTAGCAGATGCCATAGCGTTGATTAGACCTGGTAAGATTGAACTCCTACCACTTTATCTTCAAGATAAGTCTAAGGGTAGGGCAGCTCTTTATAAGAAAGACAATTCAGGTTTTGCTTTCAAGAAGAGCCACGCCATAGGATATGCATTAGTCATAGTACTACAATTGCACCTCCTTTCTTTAGAACTGTTATAGACTTCACAATAAAAGCTATTTACATATAGCCGCTAACTCAGTATAATAGACTCATACATTCAAACAAATGAGGATTACTAAGATGAACATTACTGACTGTATCAAAAATGCAATTGCTCGTGAGTTTCCTGAATTGGTAGTTACGACTTCAGTTGATGATGAAGGTGTGCCATTAGAAATCTATGTTGATAACATTCCAACTAAATCTGATTGGCTGATTTTTGGTGCTGTTGGTGACCTTATTGGACAGTGTGTAGGTCATACTTCATTGGTATCGTTGACGATGCAGGCATTTCCAGAGATGTCACCTTCTAATGGAAAATACACGGTATTTTTCAACGAATTTCCTAATGATGATGAAGAGGAGTAATTGAAAATGGTTATAGGTAATCAACATAATGCTAAAAAGCATGTATGTGTTGCAACAGTTTTGAAAGCACTATTACTTGGACATGAAGTAATAGTGGGAGATAAAGTTTTTCGTTATTTTCGTAAAGGACAAATCATCGAGTTGCCCAATGATATTGAAGCTGAGGTTTTAGAAGAAGGGGTTTTCAAGAAGTGCGAAGTGACATATGGCCCTTCTATAGAAGATGATGAAACTCCTTCGTATGTTTGGTTGTTATGGATAAGTACATTAGCTGAATTTGTCACATGGGCCGAAAACATTACACCAGATGAAATGGCTATTATTGTTGCAAATCTAACTCTAAGTAAAAAGATATGAGTAGTAAAGACATCAACTTACTAAAGTTCAAATTCGGTTCTGCTTTATATGGAACTGCGGATGAACATTCAGACATTGACAGCAAAATCGTTTATCTTCCACGTATTGATAAACTTTTGCTTGGACAACGGCCTAAAAATCATGTTGAACGTAAAGCAGGTCCTAATGCAAAGATGAATGCAGGTGAAGAAGAAATCGAGTATATTCCTATTCAACAACTTGCAAAAGACTTCTTCGATGGTCAATCATATGCATATGAATTAGTCTTTGCTTACGGCAATCCTATTGAAAAAGCAAACCCTAACGTTGAACTTTTGTCATCTTCTCCGTTTGGATCAAGTACTTATTATCATTTCTTCAATGAATTGCGAACTAAGTTTCTAACTCGTGACATCTCTAAGATGGTTGGTTATGCAGCTCATCAAGCACAGGTCTATGGTGTCAAGGGTGAAAGGTTGAATGCAGTTGAGCGATTGATTACCGAACTTGAAAAAGTTGAAAATCCATCTGAAACTCGTATTAGGGATGTTCAATTACCAGTCACAGTTCTGAATGGCTATGTACATTACTCATATATCAAAGGTAGCAATCAAGAATATCAAAATACCTTAGCACTTCAAGTCAATGATAGATACTATCATCAAACTGAACGAGTGTCAAATGTAATAAATGCACTGAAGAAACTGGTTGAAAAGTACGGTCATCGTGCTAAGAAAGCACAAGCACAAGAAGTAGATTGGAAAGCTCTTTCACATGCTATTCGTATCGTATATCAAGCTTGCGAAATCTTAGAGAACCATCAGCTTGAATTCCCATTAGATATAGCAGATGCTTTGTTGAAAGTCAAACGTGGGCATATTGCATTTGATAATGCAGTGGGTATTTTTGAAATGCTAAATAACAATATGGAAGAATTATTGAAAACGACAACTCTTCCAGAAAAAACTCCAGAACTTCGAGAAGAATTTGAACTCTGGCTTATCAAAAAACTTAAAGAATTCTACGCAATTTGGTAATAACAAAAGGGAGAACAATGTTATACGATTATGGGTGTCCAAACTGCGGACATGAAAAAGAAATAAATCACAAAATGAATGATACTACTCAACATCATTGTGAAAAGTGTGATACAATAATGAAAAAAATCATTCGAGCATCTGCTTTCAATTTACGTGGAGCAGGTTGGCATTCTGGTGGTTTTAGTGCAAAATCTAACAAATCTAAATAATATGAACATTTCAATTGAAGGTTGTATCGTTGCCATTACTATCTATAGTATTGCAGTTCCGGCATTAGTTGCTTTAGCATTATTGATTGGATTTGCATTTTGTTTTATTGTTGGTCCATTCCCGGTATATCGGTTTTTCAAAAATGCTTTCTTTGTTAGAGAGGAAAAACATATTATATGTTAGATATGACTTTCACTATTATTGATATCATAATAGAAACTATTGCAGTTATTATTGGGGGTTTCTTTTTAGTTTGTATTTTAGTTATTACTGCTATTGGTTTTGCTATTCAAGATATTATCAAAGAAGTATGGAAAAAACTCAATTATTACTATTATCAATTTAGGTATAAATTATGAAAGCTGCTATCGATAGTTTTATATATATGTATGTTTTAGGATATGCTCCTTCGGCTGAATTTTCTGCAATACTTTCATATCTTTGTGCTATTGACAATCTTTTTATAGCATATCTTTATCATGACGAAATCTAATTCCCTACATCATCGAACTTTCATTATTGATTTAGATGATACAATATCACATACATTCAATAGAGATTGGGATAATGCAACTCCTGATTTAGAAGTTATTGATAAAATCAATCAATTATTTGAAGATGGCTTTCAAATTTGGATTGTGACCGCTCGGGGAATACTTTCTTGCAATGGCGATATTGCGTTACGTGAAAAAACTTATAGAACAAGTATTGAAACGTGGCTAAGAAATCATAATGTTCATTATCATGTTCTTTCGTTTGAAAAAGTGTTAGGTGCATATTATGTCGATGATAAAGCATTATCAGTAAATGATTTCAAGAAGAAGTCATTCAAAATCCTACATGGTCTTTCTGGCACTGACGTCTTTATTACTGATGAACAGGTTGTTAGTAAAACATGTGACAATGCACTTTCTGTTGCAGCCTGGCATGAACGTGCAAAAGATTACCAAATCGCCGTTCCTGAAGTGCATTCAGTTATTGGCAAAACTCTGAACATGGAGTTCATAAAAGGTCATAAGTATAACCCTGGAACTTTCATACATAAGTTATATCGACAAATCCGAGAGTTTGTTGAATATGACCCAATGAATTTTTTTGACTTCGGAACATATATTGAAAGAGTAAAAGAACATCTAGACCAAAGTGAATTATCACAAACTGCTCAACGTATCATTATACAAGAACTTGAAAAAATTGAAAGTATGATGAATAATTCAAAAAGTTTTTGTCATGGTGATTTTTCAATCGATAATGTTATTGTTACAAGTCGAACATGGTATCTGATTGACCCTAATCCAACTGATTATTCAAGTTGGATGTTAGATATGTCTAAACTATTGATGTCTCTTGAAAGATTTGAATATGAAAAAGATTATAAAGTAATCGAAGAGAAGTTGCATAAAGATGTTTACGGGATTGCATGTACTAACAAAGCTAATGCTATTTGTGGTGTATTGAAACTTTCACATTGGGTTCGTATTCTAAAGTACGTTCGTTATCATCCAGAACAACAAGAACTATATCGAAAAGCACTTTCGGTAATTGAAAATGGAATTCACTATTTATGACACTAAAGCCATTAGAAATCATAGAACGAGAACGTAAAGCTGGTCGAAAGATTGGCTATACTTGTTCAACCTTTGATGTATGTCACTCTGGCCATATTGCAATGTTAGCCGAGTGTAAAGCTCATTGCGACTTTTTAGTTGTTGGGTTGTTATCAGACCCTACTATAGACCGTCCATCAACTAAGAATAAACCAATCCAATCGTTATTTGAACGATGGGTTCAAATTCAAGCCATTTCATATATTGACTTAGTATTTCCGTTTGAGTCAGAAAATGATTTACGAGATAGTTTGTTAGTTATCCGTCCAGATATTCGATTTGTCGGTGAAGAATATCGAGATGTTGATCATACAGGTAAAGACTTGGTTGATATTGAAATGTTCTACAATACTCGTAAACATTCTTTTTCCACAACTGAATTACGACAACGAATTGTTTTAGCGGCTCAACAAAAAGAAAGAGCTGCACAGAAGGTCAGTATTCCAATCTCTAAATAATCTCTCTATATGAACAAACCTACTATCTATCTTGACCTTGATGGAGTTCTTGCTAACTTTGAAAAAGCTGTTATAGAACTCCACGGACCAAACTATAAAGACTTACATCCTGTTGCCTTTTGGAAACCTATCACCAAAGAAATTGACAACTTCTTTGCAAAACTTGATCCATTGCCAGGAGCTTTTGAACTTTACGATTATGTCTGGGGTATTGATGGGTATGATGTAAAAGTTCTAACTGCACTACCACGACCTGAAGGTAAAGCAGTTACTGTTGCTCAAGATAAGACTGATTGGGTGCATAAACACATTGACTCAAATCTTGAAGTCATTACCGTGATTGGTGGAAAGAATAAAGGTAAGTATGTCAAACATAAAGAAGATATCTTGATTGATGATTTACCTCGAAACATTGATGTATGGACAGAAGCCGGTGGGATAGGCATTCTGCATACTTCTTATTCTGATACAATTCAACAATTAGAACAACTCATATATGTATAAAATCGGTTTAGCTCATCTCGGAAAATCAAAAAAGTTTGAACGTGAAGTATCTCATGTTGATAATGATTTCCAAACTTTAGTTGTCAATCTTTCTCGTAATAATCCGGACGATACTTTCTATTGTTTACAATGTAGAGGAGATGCTTCTAACAAAAGAATGTTTCCGCATCAGAATGTTGTCTTTATACCATCTTCAAAAGATGCAGATAACTTTATCAATAAAGATCCAGAACTTGACCTTTTTGTTATGTATACAGGTGTCTCTGCTCCAGGTGTCAATATCGACAACATGACAGTTGATAAGAATGATCCATCTAAAAGACAACGTATCAAATTTGAAATGGTCTTACGATACTGTTCGCCGATACTGAAGTGGCTCAATCATTCAAAAGTTCCGTATATTGCATTTTCGAATGATCCGCGTAACGGGGAACTTAGAGTATTAGATTTGCATCATCGTCCATTTAGACATTTTGCTCAAGCAAAATGGACAGTTGAACTACCAAAGATGATATCATATGATGATAGAACTAAAGTTTTGTTTACTAGCAATGTTGAATATTGGCCAATAGAACAAATCAAGTTATGTGATATTGATACTTCTAATCGTGATACTTATGATAAGCATACTTTGTTTGGTATTATCTGTAATGAAGGTTCAGAAGAATATGAAAGACAAGGTGTCAATCAAAGATGGCCTATTCTAAAAGATTGGATACTGTCAACTGATAATGAAGATATTGAAATCTATGGAAAATGGCATGAAAAGTATCTGCAACAAGATACAAGAATGAAAGGAAGCATTCCTTTTCTAGAACTTCAAGAAAAGATCAAACATTGGAAATACTCACTATGTATTCCTATTAAAGATGGTTGGACAACCGGAAAATACTGTGAATTAGTTCAACATAAGATTGTCCCATTCTTATATCCTGGATATGACTCTGATAACTTGGTAGAGTTCCCAGAAATACTTAGACTTCAAAAACCTGAAGATTTGTGGGAACGAATTTTGTTTTTAGAAGAAAATCCAGATGAGTATGAAGCACTTTGGAAACAATTAGATAGTATGTTTCTAAATGAAGATATTCTTACTGGAAAGTTTGTCAATGAATTCATATATTCATTTATAACTGACGATTATCAATTTGAATATGTTCCACCTAAATATAGAAAATGGACAGATTTCTTCGACTCCGCTATTCTAAAGTTTTAGGATAAACGTTTCAAATGAATTTCAATTCCTTCAGATATTGGTAAAACTCTTTTTCGTTTTACCTTTATTTTATTATGTTCGGGATAATAGAATACTCGACCAACTACTCGAGCAATATTATTGATTGCAAATGTCTTATAGAATGGAATAGCTAAATTGGATAATCCTTTTTTTGCTAATTGCATACTAAATTGATATTTAGCTGAAGCTTCATAATACCAAAATATAGCTTCAGAAATAAGTTCTTCGGGAGAGATACCCTGTTGAGCAATATGATTATCTAATACGAATGCTTTTACTTCAGTATTAGTAATGTTATCAATTATGCATGTATATTCCTGTCTATTATACTCAATCATTGAAAGTAAATATAGATTGTTGAGTGTTTCAAGATGATCGATTATTAGAGGAGGTATTCTTTTTTTCATTTATTGTTATTCCATTTTATTATAAACAAGATTAGTTTATTTATAATAAGAATAAAAACAGTTTACATTTTTGTAGATTTAGTGTAAAATTTTCCTAAAGTAGACAAATGGAGATAAATGTGACGGTTGAAAATGATACAAAGATAATGGAAAGTCCAAGCTACGGGTCAGCAGTTTGGCGATATCTTGGAACAATGAGTGTCATGACATTTGATGCTAAGGAAGATGGTGAAGCTCAAGCATGGTCAGAAGCTCATCCCAAACATAATTTCAGTTCATTACAAGTTGTTAGAACAGATCAAGATGGTATTTTTCAAGTATGGGTTCCGCTAAAACGGGATAACACTGAATGGGAATACACTGGAAGGACTGTCATTTATCAAAAGATCAAAAAAGGAGATTACCCTGGAGCGGCAACTGATAAAGAAGTCATTAGATGGTTCAAGAAAGCTGAACGATTTATGACTGATGTCAACGATGAAATAATTGATGCTATCTATGATACTGTAGAAAAAGAAACGCAAACAAAAGAAGCTACTAAAATAAGTAGTAAACCAATCATCACGACAAAACAATATCCAGCTAAGAAAGGAACTAGGTAATCACATATGGCATTTATCTATACATTAGACATCAATACATTTAAGCTAAAACATTATACTTCAACTGAACAAGGTGATATTCTGGTGTCAGATAAATTGAATGTTAGTCGTGTTCCTTCAATTGATAAATCACAAATAGAAGATTTATCAAAAGAATATCCACATTCTGATACTTATCATACTAAAGATCATTTCATTTATTCAGACATTCATCGTCATGATGATAAAGAAGCAAGGTTGATCATCAAAGGTGAGGGTTTGTTCTATGTTCCGCTAGAACAAGAATTGTTAGTGGTTCAAGCTATAACTGGTGATTTGATAAAAATTGAACCAAAAATCGATCATTGGTTTTCTACATCTGGTGAATTGATGGCAGTTCGCTTTTTCTCAGATGAGCATGGACATGTTTCAATGAAGCCTTCTCCTTCTCGTGCAGCAGTCAAAGCACATCATCATTTTGAAAAAGGTTTGAACATTTCATTCTGATTGTGATATAATAGTACTATTGAATTGATAAAGAAAGAGGATCACACTAAGATGTCTACTAACAAAAAACATTATGATGTAACTATTGCTTCTAAAGAAGAACTTGACGAAGAACAAGTTATCAAACTTTTACTTAAGTTTGATGATGCTTACTTCAACGACGAAGAACTTGTTGATGATAACATGTATGATGAGCTCAAACGTTATGCTCAAATTACGTATCCGAACAATGGATACTTCAAACAAGTTGGGTCAGCTGTTCGTGGTGCAGAAATTAAACACTCTAATCCTGTTGGCGGATTGATCCAAATCCATGATGGCGAATTAGAGAAAGCTTGGTTAGTCAAACATCGCAAAAAGCAACATATTATTACGGAAAAACTGGATGGAGCATCTGGTACTCTAACATATGTTGGAGGTCAACTGCGGTGTGCTGCTACTCGTGGTGATGGAGTATATGGTAAAGATATTACTCGTCATATTCTAAACATTGTCAATATCCCTAAACAAATTACGGACACCGGTGTTATCGATATTCGTGGGGAATTGATTATTCGTAAATCAAATTTTAACGCGATCAAATTCATTCTATTACAAACTAAAGGTCGTGAATATAAGAACCTTCGTAATACTGTCAATGGATTACTAAATGCTAAAGACATTCCTGAACCGGTA